TATTAGTTGCAATACCTATAGAATTAGTTGCGGGTAAATATACACCATTAGTAGGTATTGTAGATAGATTAGGTATAAAGCTATTGGCAGTTGCAGTAGTAAACACGCCTGTAGAGGCAGTTGTAGCGCCTACTGTGCCATTAATATTAATTGATGCTGTTCCTGTTAAGTTTGTTACTGTACCGCTTGATGGTGTACCTAATGCGCCACCTGTGGAATATTTACCATTGAAAGTGTTCCAATCGGTAGAAGTTAAATACCCACTTGTTGATGTGGTTGCTTGAACCATATTAGTTGCAACTAAAGGCGTGCTAAATGACCATGTTCCATTTGCCGCAACTGTTGTGCTAAAGGTTGAACCAATAGCCATTGTGGTTGTAGAACCAGTTAAACCGCCTGTTCCAATGTTTACAGTTTTAGTAGAACCTGATGCTGTAGCACCATTACTAATGTTAATTGTTTGGCTTACGGTAGATTGACCAACAGTAATAGTGCCTGTATCTGAAGTTGTGCCAATCGTTACTGCGCCTGTCAATGATGGTGCGGCACTTAATACTACTGAACCTGAACCTGTTGAAGTTGTTACCCCTGTACCGCCATTGCCAACAACTAATGTTCCTGCAACAGTAATGGCACCAGTAGTAGCGGTGTTAGGTGTAAGACCAGTAGTGCCAAAGCTTAAAGACGATACGTTGATGTTACCTGCTTTAGATGCAAGAACTTGTACGTTACCTGAAGCGTCTTTGTATAAAAGCTTACCGTCAAAGTAGTTCAATGCCAGTTCAGCACCACTTGCACTGCTGGTCATGTTAGCCGCAGATGGAGTGTTGCCAGTAGTTCCACTAGCGTAGATGAGTATGGGAGTGTATCCGCTTTGGGCCATGTTTTTTCCTTAGAATGCTCCACCTGCAATGCCACCTGTGATTGTGCCATTTACAGCGTTTGCAGTTATTGAAGAGTTTACCAATTGTGGAAGGTTTCCACTAGTGGCAGTCACAAAAGTTAAGTAATTTGTCGTGCCAGTTGTGACTGCTGTGATTCCAGTGTTTGTTGCGTTTGTTGCGTTTGTAACAGCAGTTGTTCCAATGACTGAAACTACTTGTGTGGCAGTTGCCGCAGTAAATGCAGAAGTTCCATTTCCATACGCCAAACCTGTCAGCGTGGCTACACCTGTACCACCATTTCCTACTACTAAAGTACCGCCAAGAGTAATCGCACCTGAAGTCGCAGTCGATGGAGTCAAACCAGTTGTGCCGCCGCTGAATGTAGTCACAGCCACGCCACTCAATGTTGACCACTGAGGAGCTGTACCAGTAGATGTCAGAATCTGACCGCTAGTACCAATTGCAAGGGTGTTGTAAGCAGATGTACCGTTGCCATATACCAATGATCCAGCAGTCAAGCTAGTCAATCCTGTACCGCCGTATGCCACGCCCAATGCATTGGTCAAATTCAATGTTGGCAATGTCCAAATACCTGAGCTGTTTACTCCGCCCAAAGATGTTGTTGCTACGCCGCCATTGTAGAAAGTGATACCGTCTGCAGAACCTACGCTAATGCGACCGTTACCTGTGACGTAGTCCATCACGATACCGTCTGTGTAGGTACCGCCAAATGCTCCGATTGAGTAATGACCACCACTGGTCACACTGTTAGGAGCCTTGAAGTTGGTTCCGTCAAATGTAAATGTGGATGCATTTTGGAATGCGCTGGTGCCATTACCGTAAGGGATGTAGCCAGTTGTCAAGCTTGCGAGACCTGTACCGCCAAGATTTACAGCAACTGGGTTTGTAAGGCTGAAAACAGTACCTGTAAGTGTTAACCCTGTGCCAGCAGAATAAGTTCCGGCACCTGAGAATTGAACCCAAGTTACTGTGGTGACACCTAAAGTGCCTCCCGGATCTACCGTACATGTCCAGCCAGTGTCTGCTTGAGTTGTACCTTGCTCTACGAATACGAAGGCAGATACCAATTCATTCCATGTATTTGCATCAGGAGTACGAGTCCAAGCACCTGTGCCGGATAAATAAATACCGTTATTTGCTTGAGATGTTTGGTTTTTGACCAATACTCGGCTTGCAGAAGTCGTTACTCCATCGATTGTTTGCTCGCCTGACAGCGTGATATTCGCAGTGGTAGCAACCAATACAGATGGTTTTGCATTCAATCCTTGGGCCACAGAATCAACATATGACTTGTTGGTGATGTCTGTTGCGTTGACTGGGGCTGTTGAAATCGTACCTGTGGTCAGTGCAACGGATGTCGCAGTAATCGCACCTGCACTGAAATTTCCTGATCCATCACGAGCAACAATAGTCGATGCTGTGTTTAAACTAGTAGCATCAGTACCGATTGTTACGCCTGTAGATCCATTGTAGGAAGTGCCAGTTAAGTGAGTACCAAAGCCCAATGTGTACAGATTTGAACCTAGTGGAACACCTGATATGGTGCTGTTTACTAGGGCATTGTTTGGAATATTGGTAAATGTGTTTGCACTGCCTGACATCGACTTATTAGTCAATGTTTGTGTTCCAGTCAAAGTCGCAACTGTCGAATCAATGGTGATCGTTACTGGCACAGAACCGTTAAATGATGTTCCAGTCAGTCCAGTACCGATTGTCAATGTGCTAGTTGTTGATGCAGTAACAGTTGTCGACGCACCCAAAGACACTGAATTACCGTTAATAGTAATCGCAGAGTTGGCTAATTGAGCATTGGTTACTGTACCGCTCAGAGCAGTTGTAGGAATGGTTGTAGAGCCCGTCATGGCACTTGCACCATTGCCATATACATAGCCAGTCAAAGTGCCTGAAACTCCTGTACCACCGTTTGCTGTGATTAATGTGCCACCTAAAATAATACCGCCGGATGTAGCAGTAGAAGGTGTTAATCCTGTTGTTCCAGAACTAAATGTGGTTACGCCTGAACCGGAAACAATTGCACCCCAAGAACCGTTTGCGAAAGCTTCAAAGGTTGCTGTATCTGTGTTGTAGCGTAATGCACCATTTGAACCAGTTCGTTGAGCAGTGGTTCCAAAAGGTACCGTAACGCTACCTGTACCCGGCAAAATAGCATTAGGGTAAATACTAATGGTAGGTGATCCACTAGCCGCATTTCCGTTGGCAATACTAATCTGATTAGTAGTTCCCTGTAATGTAAATGGGGTAAAAGTACTTCCATTAATTGCCAAAATCCCTACGCCGGACAAACTGGCTAGATTTTGAAGATTAGCATTTAAGCCAATTGAAGGGTTGTCAGAGATGCCGTCAGCATTAGCTATAGTCATGCCTGCACCGACTGTTAAAAGTCGATTGGTGACCGTTGTAGAGCCTGTTTTGACGATTATTCCAGTGCCTGCATTATCCAATGACAGTGCGGCACCGATTAAGTTGATTTGTAGGCTATTTCCTGCCCCGTTATCGGTAACAGTTAAACCTGAACCTGTGGCAATGTAGCGTGCCTGAGTTAGACCAGCAGATCCTACTGTCAAAAATGGATAGTTAAGAGCACCAGCACCAGCAATAGCACCCGTAGTAGTTTGTACCGTTACGCCATTTTGAACGATTGGAACGCCTTCAGTACCTGTTAGAGCACCAGCGACTGGTAATTGGGTTATCGTTACTTGTCCACTCATATTATTGGCTCGTCGGTGAATTAGGGCTTGGTGAAATTATGTCTGTATTGCCATCTTGCTGTGGTACCGCAGTCCCGTTTTCAGTGCTGATATAGAATTCGCTTGGATTACCGCCCGGTATGCTTGTATCGTTAGGGCCAACTACTAATCCAGCATCATCTGCCGCAACACTGAGGTCAGGTCTTGGATATTGTAAATTGATACGCTCAGTTTTACGAGCAGGTAGTCTGTAAGGGTCTTTCTGATCCGCACATCCCTGTTGACACACTTTTAGACCCGGAAAATTGGGGTCAGGCATGGCCTCAGTAATGGCCCTCTTCATCTTGCATCGATCGCAAATAAAGATTGCTATTACTGCGTTGCCAGTTGTGTTTAACCATTTAGGCATTATCTTGTGTACACAGAAATGTTAGGAGCAAAGTAAATCGGAGACTTATCACGCTCTTCGTTTTCAGCCATAGTGAAATATAGCTGGGCTTGTGTGTCCAAATACTGAATTCTAGTCAGCTCAACAGCAGGCAAAATCATGCTCATCTGATGGGCCAATAGGAATTGAATAGCCTGATTCCAACGCTGTGGGATCTCCAATTGACCATTCAAATCACCTACGTCCATGATTTGGCGTGAATACCAAATAGTCATTTGTACAAACGCATTAGATGGAGCAGGCCATAAAGTGATTTTTGCCTGTGGAATTGTGCGGTTTAACCAATATTGATAAGGCTGATTGGCATTGAAATTCTTGTTTGGCAGGTTTGTATAGTCATCACGATTAAGGCGAGACATGGTCACTTCGGTTGAATTATCGCCAAAGTAGAGCTCACGCAAGGCCAAAGTTGTGCCATTAAACGCCTGCATTCTGTAGTACTGAGCAGTTGCACCCGGATCAATATCTTGCCAAATCCACTGTCCATCAGTCACAGCTACGTTGGTGCCTGTATACAGGTTTACCCAATTGGTTCCATCGTAGGAGTACTGTAGGTAATAGTTCCATGTGGAAGAACCGCCACCAGCGATATATGGCATAAATCCAATGGAGCCAATGTACTGTGAGTTATTAGTACCGTAATTGACAGAAAAATATCCGTTTGGGGATGTTTGTTGGCAATAGGTTTGAGTATTGTTGTCATAGATGTTTGACACCGTTCCCCCTGCACTGGATGAATACGCTCCTGAAGGGCGTGTCATCGTGCGATAAAGGGCGTTCAATACGTCAACGCCACCTACTGGTAGTAAATACTCATATTGGTCAGGAATCAGGCCATAAACCTGTTTATTGATTGCCCAATAGTTAATACCTTGGTTAATTAGGTTGCTTAAAACAAAAAACAAAGCCTGCTTGGAGCCCTGCACTTGTTCAACAGTGAGCTCTTCCGCAAGCTTGCCAGCTAA